GGGATGCTAGACACACTGGTATTTTTTAAGTCTAGTCTATACTGAGAAACTAGCTCTTGTAATCGTGCATTTTCTTCGTCGAGACTTTCTATTTCTTTTTCAAATACTAAAACTTGTTGTTCTAAAGCATCTAGTTGCGTTTGTATAATAACATTCTGTTCAGCTATAGCTGGTTGTATTCTGTCATATGCTGTATCAATGCGCTCTTGCTCTTTGTCAATTTGTGCTTGAACGTCTGTATTTCTTATTCCAATACTGTTTTCAGCTTCGTTTATTCTATTGTTTGATGTATTAATAATAGATTCTTGTCTAGCAATTTCCTCGTCTATTCGAGCTATTTGTGCTACACCTTCTTCAGCTGCCGCAGTTTGTTCAATATGTGCTTTGCTTAAAAAGCCAAAAATACCAATACTAGTAATAACCATCAGTATAGCAATTGCTGGAATTAAATACAATTTAATCCAAAGCGATGCTTGCTTCCAATATATTTTTAGCCAAACAGCACCAGTTATTTTAGCTAGCTCGAGTGTACTACCCATAATAATAACAGGAAGAGCACTAGCAGCAAAAATAGCAGTAAGCCCAACAATACTATAATATGCAGCACATACCGAAATAGTTAATGCCACTAACAATGTAAAATAATGATATAGTTTCATAGTAGTATATTTATCAAACATAATACTGCTGAATTAAAAAAAGGCATGTGTTTCTACATGCCTCCTATTCTAGTTATGGTTTATTATATCTGCAGTTCAACTCTAAGAATCTACTAACAAGACATTTTCTACAAAGTCAAAAACAGGATAGCCGTTTTTGTCTTTGCCTACACCGTAACGATCATGAACAATCCAGCCGCCTTTTGTATACAAATAAAAGTATTCGCAACCTGCACCTGTATAATACTCAACCATCTCATGTACGGTATCAAACTCTTTTGCATCTACACCTGTTTCGCCTCGGTCACGACCGTAAAATACTGTTACATCTGGCTCCGGAGTATTAAAATCATGTACAGGAGTCTTGGGAAAAATCTCTTTGTCCATGTAGCTTTGATCGCCAAGCTCTACCATTTGTGCGATTTTGTGTATTTCTTGATAATACTCGTTCAAGATTGCGCCAGTGCAGCTCACATAACCATCATAATGGCTGTACTTTGCATAGATTTTGCCTTGTGGTGTCATATAACCAATTGCGCTGCGTACTCCCATTGCATATACTCCTTATGCATTTGTTTAACTTATAATACTATTATAACGTCTATTTGTAAGATGTCAACCAACTATTTGTCCGAGTTTGGTGTTTTCTTTCGCCTTTTGCCCCAGCCAGTAGTATATTCAATATCTTCACTGCGAGCATATTTTTCAAATACTGTAACTTCACCGCCATTGTTTAAGTATTCATCAACCATATTATCAATTTTTTGTTGTTCAGCTTCTGCTGCTGCATTTCTTTCGTCTTGGATCTTAGAACTCATACTGCATACTCCATATTCTTTTTTAGGTACCACTTCTTTTTTACAGGCAAGCCGTATTCATCTTCGTCTACGACTATGTAGGCAACTGTCTTCTTGACTGTGCCATAACAGTAGCCAGTCACCCCCGCCACACTGCTACCACCTACCCATATCTTGTGCAGAGTGTCCTCATTGCAGTTGTTCAACGGATCATCGTTGACACTGTACTCGAAGTAATTGCCAGTGTCCCGCTCTACGAAACAACCTATTGGATCTTTGGTGTAAGTATAGTATGCCATGTTGCCCTCTTACGTTGTTGCCCTACTCATATAATATAGCACAAAAGTAGACCAGTGTCAACCATTATCGCCGCATACTTGCGATATCTTTAGCATCTTCTTTCTTATCAGCAAAAATAGGAACCATATTACTTTTGTGCATAGTAGCAATACCAAGAAGTTTACGTTCGCCACTATAAGTCATAGACTCTTTTGCTACACCATGTCCTGCAATTACATCACTTGTCATGCGTGGACCGGTATTATAGTCAGGGCGGTCGTTGACACTTTTTCGTTTGCCATACTTGTCGTACAACTTACCTTCAAGTTGCTCTTGACTTACACCCATCTTGCGCATAAACTTTTCATGTTCGGCTTCTGCTTTTAATTGTTTGGCAGTTTTTTTACGTTTGGATTTCTTTTTATTATACTTTGTTGTGGTCATATAAGGACCAACCAAGTGCATAGACATTACACTGCCTCCAAATTTTCTTCTACTTCCGCATATATTTGCTTTAACAATGTTTGCAAACAACGAGCCATTTTAAGTTGTGATGGAGTTAGACTATTAATGAAATCTGAACATTCTTTTGCAGTTTCTAATTCTTGCATATGTTCTAGCATTACGATTTGCATGTAGGTTAAACCGTCTATATCATATGATTGCATTTTACGCTCCATAGTAAATTGTTATATTAGAGTAGCACATAATCAAATAACTGTCAATGGTCTATTTGCGTGTAAGCAATGGCAGTAGTGCTGTTTCGGCTTGCCTATCAGTCCACTTGAATTGTATTTTAGCTTCTTTAAGCATATCCTCTACAGCATCATGTCTTGCTATAATGCCGTAGAGTATTTTATCTATATCTAACCAGTCCACTTGAATTGTATTTTAGCTTCTTTAAGCATATCCTCTACAGCATCATGTCTTGCTATAATGCCGTAGAGTATTTTATCTATATCTAACCAGTTCACTTTTTGGCGTCTTTTTCTGCTTTGGTTAATTTATTGTTCCAAGTGTTGTTGCTAATACCAAGTTCACTGGGCATTGCTTTAGTTTTGCCCTTTTTAATCTCGCCGCCTTGAGCAAGGTATTGAGCAACCAAGTCCTCGGTTTCTTTATCTTTGGGTTTCTTGTCGTGATTCATTGACATATGTGTTATCCTCCCGGTACAAATCCTTTTGGTTTATACCAAACTTTTTGATCGTGTATTTTACCTAGTAGTGCTTGTATCTCATTCATCTCTTCATGTAGTTGCACAGATACATCGCCTTGGGCAATAGCTAAACCTCTGCGTCCTGCTTTTGCTCTCAGTGCCGATTCAATAATTTCGATGTCACGAACTGAAAGTTCAAAGTTAGTGTTTGGTTTCATAGTGTGCCTGCTGCATGACCTACAGTCTCTCGTTTAATATCATTATGATTAAACTCAGCCCAGTACAGTTCAAAGGCAACACCATCATCAAGACATTCAAACTGATGATATACACCAGGTTTTACTTTTGTATACATCCCAGGATCAAGAATAGTCTCATCAACTAAATCATAATCTTTCTGCCATACACGAATAAGCATGCGACCTGACTCAACATAAAACCCATTCCATTTAAACTCGTGGAGATGTTTAGAGCATACGCCACCTTTATTCATTTCAATACGATGAAACTCTAAGGCTCCATTGGCTTCTACTAGTTCTGTATTGCCCCAAACTTTACCTGCAATCATTCCATTTCTCCATATCTTCTGGTGTATTAATCTCTACTCCATTAAAGTATACACTCTGTGCGCCGATTTTCCAACCGTTTTTTAACCAACGTAGTTGCTCAAGTTGTTCGACTTGTTCTTCTTGAGTAACTTCTAAGTTGCTATACAAAGATAATGCATTGCGTCTATACCCATATACTCCTAAGTGCCAATCGCCGTATCCGGTCATGCCTCTACCAAACCATAAAGCATTACAATCTGAACGTATGAGTTTAACTGAGTTAGGATCATTCTGTAGTTCTTTTGTCATTTCGGTGTACACTGTACTTACTTCGTATTGATTAAGACTAACTATACACTTGTGAATTATATCAACTGTTACATCTGGCATATCGCCTTGTACATTAATAAACTGATCATACTGTTTAAAGAAATCGTTCTTGACTGCGCCAGCACACCGTTCTGTACCGTTAGCATAATCTATTTGTTCAATCCAGCACTTGTTAGGACCAAACAGTTCGTATATACGCATGTCGTCTGTGAGAACATATGTTGGTATCTTAGACGCTGTACAAGCGTCATACACACGCTTTATCATAGGAATGCCATCTAACAGTGCCAACGGCTTTCCGGGGAAGCGTGTGCTGCCGTATCTTGCTGGAATTAATATTGCTGTTTTCATCCAAATACCACCAATGCAATTACTATTAATATTGCCCACATTCCCCAATTATTTTTGCTGCCTACTAATCCTTTATTTCTAGCACAGTCGTAGCAGTAACGGAATTTTTTTGGTGTCTGCTTGTTACAAAAAAATGCGTCACACGTTTTCTTTTTCATAGCCAGTGCCACCCATTTGCTGCAGTACTTACGACTTTGATTTGTTTAACTGTATCCTCAAAATCTTCTAATCGTAGCATATTAGGACCGTCACTAGGCGCATTGTCTGGATCTTTGTGTACCTCTAAGAAAAAGTTAGAAACACCCAAAGCAGAAGCAGCCCTGCAAAGACCTGGAACATAATCCCTATTCCCCCCACTGCTATCACCTTGTCCTCCTGGCTTTTGTACTGCGTGAGTGACATCAAACACAACATTGTCATAATTGTCAAGCATGTACTGAATGCCAGTGAAATCGACAACCAAGGTATTATAGCCAAAACTTGTACCTCTCTCTGTTATCCAAACTTCTCGATCGCCTTCGGTTTTACTTAGAATGCCCTTGACATCCCATGGTGCTAGGAATTGTCCTTTTTTAATATTTACAATCTTATCTGTAGCACATGCTGCCTGGATAAGATCCGTTTGTCTGCATAAAAACGCAGGAATTTGATAAACATCAACTGCATCTTTAAATTGCTGTTCAATACGTTTAACTTGCACAGCATCATGTACATCAGTTAATGTTTTTACACCTAGTGTTACTTTTAATGCAAGAAAGTCAGCAAGTGTTGATTCTATACCTTGGCCACGTTTGCTGTTAGCACTTGTACGATTTGCTTTGTCGTAGCTAGCTTTAAAGTAGTATTCGATGCCATACTTGTCGCACACACGTTTACATTCTGTTGCAATTTCTAAACTTTGTGCATATGATTCGTGTTGGCAAGGTCCTGCAATAATTCTCATATTTTGACTCTCATTTTTTCCATTGGCAAGGGATGAATATTGGCTTCTAATAGACTATGCAACTGCTGGGTATTATCAAATTGTTCTAATCCATGCATTGCTAAATTCAAATTATGTTTATATATCAGCTCGTGTAGTATAACACTTTCCTGTACAACGTCTAAGTCAAAACGTTTTAAATTTATATAATTATTTTCAAGTATTGCCTCGATTATTTCATCAAAGTACCATTGAAACTTATATCTTTGCATAGTCGTATTTCGCCACGTATAGTACACATTTAACCATTTGTTAAACCGTTCATTGTCAACTTTCCAGCCCATCCACGGAATTATGTCATGCATAACATCGTCTAGTGCATGCCATGCATGATTCATATCAATGTAGTACACTGTATTATCATACGATGTTATATAATCTGTGATTCTTTCAAATGATGTGTCTGGTTGTAGATTTAGTGCTAGAAACTCTCGAAGATTCCAACTGTCGGACATATCTGCAGCCTGGCTCCATTGTTTATAACTTTTATCAAACCAACGTTGAATAAATTCTTTGCCAATTTCTTTGTCAAAAGTTTTGTCTTGTGACCTACTAGCTTGTGTTAATCTAAAAAATCTTATATTTTTATTAGTGATAATAATATTCTTATCTGTCATTGACATGAGATGATCAACAGTATCTCGAATCTGATCAGAAGTAAACTCAGTTGTTGCTGCAGTATGGTGATAAATTACATCTAGCCGAGTTTGGCTTGGAGGTATTGTGATATTGCGAACTTGTTCAGGCGTGTTATAGCGATTTGGTTCAAATGCATGTGCATTATTTAATTTAGTCAACGGATTACTTGGTAGCAGTTTAATACTTCCAGAACGAGTGTGATAATAATCACTATGACCTGTTAGATAGTACAAACTCCACGAAAAAAAGGTTCCCCCGATTTCTGGATCTGTTAGTACATTTACTTGCATTTATATTGGCTTCCGTGCTCTAAAAGTCAAAATGTGTTGGGTATTTTATAATGTGTGTGCAAACTTTTCTGTTGCTAGGTAAGTTGCCAACCCCCACATACCCTTAGGCTGCTAATGCCATTTCTGGCGCTCTATTTGCGTTTGCATTTAGAAATTGTGTTCGCGGTACGGCGCTTACATCCCGGTAACTCCACTTCACTTTCACACCTGTCGATCCTATTTCAGCCCCATCAAAGATACACTACAACTTGCAAGGTTCCCCCCGGGTTTGCCCAGAGGTGTAGTGTATCTGTGGTGGAGCTGCTGGGTACCGCCCCCAGGTCCAGAATGTGTCTACGTTGCTTCAACGTTACAAGTATATTTATATAACAGTTTCTTAATAATGTCAACCAGAATTCATAAACGCCTCTTAAATCGTCATTTAGGCATATTTAATAGTTTTTGCTGGTAAAGATACTATATCGTTAATTTAACCAATATTTTGAATTTAACTAAGAATTATGGTATTTTTTTCTTTTAAAAACAGTAACTTACAATACTGTTTTTTAAGCTTTTCTTTTTACGCCAATTTAAGGTACTTTAGTCGTAGCCTAATACAGCAATTTTTTCTATTTCTGACATGTTACTTTTCCAATTCTTTTAATCTTGCTTCAATACTGTCTATCTTATCAGTAATTTTTGGATATTTTTTACGCCAAGCATCTTCTGGTTGCTGTAACCAAGTCCATCCCCAACGTTCGACTAAAAAATCTACTGTATTATCTACTTTTGCATAAGCCCATAAACCTAAGCGAGTTGTACTTACATATGCCAAGAATGCAGCACCAAATAGTGAGCCTAGTATTGCTGTGTAAATCCATAATGTATCGTCAAATAATCTTGATAGTATATCCATGTGCAAATCCTTTGTTATCTAGCTAAATTAATTTTATCTTTAAATGTATCGTAAATATTTAACCAATTTTGGTATTCTGGATGACTTTCGTTGTGCACAGCATTTTTTTGGTAAAAACCGCCGTCAAGTGTTCTCCAATCTTCTAGTAAAGCATAGTGTGTCCTAAATTCATATTTCTCTGCTAAATTAATAAAGTTTGGAATGTCACGATAATTGGCACGTTGTATTACAAAATTCAACTGTGCAGCAATGCCTTGTTTTGACAGTGTGTGCAAGCAATCTAGATTGTCGATTAACTTTTCCCATTTACCAGGACGCCTAACATCCTCATAAACTTCCTTGCTTCCAGCATCAATGCTTATCATAATCAAATTGGTATTATTAACCAAGTACGGATTCTCGCTGAAACGCTGTCTTAATAGCAAACCGTTTGTGAGAAAATTAAATTTTTGATTGTTTTTAAGTTCACATGTGAGCAAAAACTCATGGCATATTTCACTAGCCAGTGGATCACCGTTACCGCTAGTATAAAGATCCAATGCGCCATTATACTGTTTTAGCATGTCATGAAAATGAGTCATCCATGCTTTTTTATCTGTATACTCTTTGCCGTTTTTGATATAAATCATAGTATCGCGGCAGCTAGGACACTGTAAGTTGCAGCTTTCATCAATGTTTAGAAATATTTCTTTTCGACGAGAGCTACTAAAATAGCTGTCTGCATTACTAGAATTGTTGTGTAATATCCCGCAGTTGTTTACATCGCAATAAGTAAACTTTTTCTCTAGTATAGATTGCTGTAGTTGTCTAGCAATGTCGTTTATCCAAATTTCTTCCAATGACTGAAAGTCTGTTATATGCCCAACACTAATAGGCAACTTACCATCGCACGTACAAACAAACACTTGACCAAAGCGATCAATGCTACACCCATCAAATGGATCTTTACAAAACAAGTTGAGACTTTTTTGCTTACCAAAGTCTACAATTAAGTTTTCAGCAAGCCATTTTTTATCATTGGGTATATGCGATAGCAACTCATCCATGGGGCTCACTGTTTATTTGCAGAGTTTTTTGTATTTCTGTGTACACTGCCGGAAACAGAGTTCTATAGTCAGTGTTTCGGCGATCATCGAGTACTGTTAGATATTTGTGGAATTGACGTTGTGCTTCAATGTCTGGTTCTGAATTTTCAATTTTTTTCAAAATACCTTCAAGATAAGTTTTGTAACCTTCTTTGACATTATTGCCTTGTGTTTCAAATAACTCAACTGCTTCTCTATATCCCCAATCTAGTACTTTAGGTCCAAATATTTCTGGATGCACATATCTCTGGCCTGCTGCCTGCATTAAACTGAAAAATACCGGGCGCTGATGAGTACTCCATTTGTTAATTTTTTTAATTAAATCAGGCATTGTAAATGTTGATAGGCTCATCCAAGCAGCATTGACTCCAAGGCGAACATCTGTTTCATTTACTAGATACTCAAAATTTTTCTCAAACAATTCTAAGTCTAATCCAGAACGAATATATTCAATTTCGGGACCCCAACAATCAATACTACCAATAATATGAATTTCGGCTAAATGGCCATTATCTTTGAGTTTTTGCATACGATTAAAACGTTTTTTCATGCGCTCGTGATCTACACTCAAGTTACTAAAAAATGTTAATGTTAAATTAGGATTATGCCTAGCTTCAAGAAAATCTAACAGTTGATCACTTTGCGGTTGTGTAAAAGGTTCGCCACCTAAGATCATTAAGTTATATAAGTGATGGACGTTTTCATCTAGCCAATCAAACATTTTTGAGTTTAAGTCTTTGTAGTTTTGTGTATAGTTCGTGTTTGGTGCTTCTCTGCCCATGGCTTCGTCGATATGCCCAAACTTTTTGTTTTCACTTTCCCAACTACTACTAAAGTGCTCACCACAGTACAAACAACTAAGATTACACAAGTTACTAAAATAAATTTCCAACCAACGTGGTGCAACTTTTGTTGCTGTTAAATCTCCGTCTAAAACTTCAGGAGGAGCGCCCAGTCCCGGAAAGTTTAAGTGTAGCATTCTGTCACTTGTTCCGCCTGCGTCCTCAATATCTTTACAATGTTCGCATCCTCTGCCGGGCCATTCTCCTTTGAGCATTTTCTCTCGGTCAGATATTTTGTCAGGCGTATTGTGAAAATCAAAGCTTTCGTCGATTTGGTTACCCTGAACACGATGACAACTACTGCTCCTATTTTGAGTTAGAAAAACAGTGCTGTGACTCCATTTTAGCTGACAAGCGGTTTCAGTTTTTATTGGAAATGGTCTTTGTTTAATAGTCATTGTATACCTTAATTAAATTATTATATTCTGGAAAACCATCTTTAAAGTTTTCATTGCGACTTTGATCTATAGACTTAACCCAGTTCTTCATTACTTTATACTTAGCTGACGAATTATCTACATCATCGAGCAAAAACTTTTGTATTTGGTCAACTTGTTCCTGTAACACTTCAAACGTATGTTCCGACATTGAAGATTGTTTTGCCATTAAGTCGTGTTTATTCTTGCTATATATTTGTTGTTTTACATCTGTTGGTAGTACTCGTATATCCCACCATTCAGGGCCATATACAAAATTAACCATTGGCATTTTCATACTCTTGTTTATATTATACAGCATATCGACACAATTGTAAACATTTAATGTAAAAATAGTAGCAACAATATCTACCTGTATATTTTCTATTTGTTTATATCGATTAAAGTTTTTTACAACTGTATTCCAATCGGCACCGTGCCTTATGTAATCGAAACTATCTCCAACACCGTCAATACTAAATGCCATTCTTACACTGCGAAAATTCCCCAGTAACTCAATCCATTCTTCGCTGTATATTGTACCATTGGTATTGATGTAAACATCGATATTTTTGCTATTACCGTTTTCTACCGCATAATTAAACATACGCTGTACATCCTTGACATACATACCCTCGCCGCCATACAGCATTATGTTTGTGCTGTTAGCAAACCATTGATTAAATGTATTGTGAAAGTTTTCTTTGTTGTCTGGGTGATAACTTTTTTGTGTAGATTGAAATTCTGCAACATAATCGCTATAATCTTGTACACCATCTCTTTCTACAGCGTACCATTCTTTTAACCACTTACTGCTGGTCCAAGGGTTACAGTGCCGGCATTTTAAGTTACAAACATTACCCCACTTTAAATCAATATATTGCGGTGTCTGTTTATCACTTAGTTGCCATTGTCTGTTACTAATCTGTCTTTTGCTTTCTATACCCACACGTTCTTTTTGCCAACACTTTTCGCAACTTGGATTATCGACACCGTTGCGAAGATCTGCAACAAGATCCTGCCGGCTTTTGCTGTTCCAAATTTGTTCCAAAGAATGTGTAGTTAGATCCATTGGATTGTTTTGTTCATCGGTCCAGTATGCTATACTATCGCTACAACTGTTGCATCTTCCGCTGTTGTGCAAATGTAGCCCTTGTTCTGCCAATATGCATGTATTGTTTTTCATTGGTTCATAAATATCATTATAACAGTATTTATTGAAAGCACTATTATGAATCATAAAAATTACAGTCTAGAAGTTGAACATCGAGAACATCAACTTTACCGTATAAAATTTAATTTTCCTTACAGCCACGAAGAAGTAGTAAGCGAACTTAAAAATGAAAAATGGAGAAAGTTTAGCGAAACAAACACAACTGGTTATGAAATATGGCCGCTGCGTTTTAAAATACTAGACCCACAAAGCAAACTGCTACGTGAAATGCAAAGCTTTTTTCATCTCGAAAAAAGCAAAGCCGACTTAGTTGATTACTTGTTTGAAACATCCCCAAACATTAGAGGCAACTATGGCATGACCAAGGATGCATTTATTAAAAATACTAGTTTCCATGGAGAGTTTACAGAAGATAAACCAAGCTTTGAATGCGGCAGACACATTGATTTTAGGCTGCTAGCTGCCACAGGTGGCATTAGTTTAAACGCACAAGATGACCCAGAGCTAGCAACTTATTTCTTTAGATCATACAATGACGAAAAAGAATATGCCAGGAGTACAACTAATTTAGGTGATGGATGGATGCAAGTTAACGACAATGATGTTTGGCATGATGGCGGAAATTTAAGCAAAACTAAGGACCGCTACAGCATGTTAATTGCATTAACAATAATGACACAGTATCCAACTGCTTAACAAAATAAAAAAGTAGCCCTAAGGGCTACTTTTTGTCATCTTCTTTGGCTTCTCTATCTTCTCTTGTTTTTCGTAAAATGTAATCGTGATAACGTTCTTGATGTTCCATAATACTTTAAATTTTAAACGATGATGAGTTTGGTGTTGCAATGCCACTGGTACTTGTCATGTATTGACTTGCCATTTGGTCTTCTGTTTTTGCCATAAAAATCACAGCACTTTTATATATTTTAAGTTTGCCATCTAGAGGCACTGTAAAAGCAAACGGTGCTAATCCCATGCCTTGTTGCGATGCAACTAGTGCTAATGGTTTAGTTATAGTGATGGTATTATTGTCTTCGCTAACATAACGAGCAACAACTTCATCACCGCTGGTGGTTTTAATTGTTACTGTTGTATTTTCTTTGATAGGTTGTTCAATGATCATTTTTTTCTCTTTTTGCCAATTTTAGTTGCTTTTTTAGCAGCAGCTTTCATTTTAGTTTTGGTTGCCCGTGGCTTACGTAATGCCATTACAACGCATATCCTGTTCCGTTATAACTTGTTTCCTCTAAGTAACTACTTAACTGTTCTGACCCACCGATTGGTTTTCCACTTACTTTAATCTGCGGAAAAGTACGTGCTGTTGGAAACATTTCGAGTAATTCGTCGCGAGTAAAGTCTGTACCAAGTTGAAAATACTGGTATGGCAAACTACGCTGTTCACAGATCAATTTTGCTCGATCACAATACGGACATGCAGGTTTTCCATAAATTTCAATCATAAACTCAATCCTTTAAATGTATCCTCGCTAACATCTTGCTTGGTACCGCCACTTACATAGCTTGTGATTTCAGTTTCTTGCGGAGCAACTTGAACATCGGCTCCAGAAATCCATTTCTGTGTCCACGGCAGTGGATTTTGCGATACTTTGTAAAGTTTAGACAAACCAACTTTTTCCATACGCCGGCTGGCAATATATTCAATATAGTCGCCCAACAACTGTTCGTTTAGGCCAATCATTGAACCGTCTTTGAACAAGTAATGCGCCCATGCTTTTTCTTGATCTACGGCATCAACAAACATTTGGATACACTCTTCTTTTGTTTCTTCTGCAATTTTAATAAAGTCTGGATCGTCTTTAGGAAGAGTTTTAAGTAATAATTGTGTACTGCCCAGGTGTAGATTTTCGTCGCGAGCAATAAACTTAATAATCTTAGCATTGCCTTCCATTTTCTTTGCTTCAGCAAATGCCCAACTACAAGCAAAGCTAACGTAGAAACGAACACCTTCGAGGATATTAACACTCATTAATGCCAGGTAAAGTAGTTTCTTTAGCTCATATAAATCAACAATAACTTTCTTACCGTTAACAGTATGTGTGCCTTCGCCTAGCAAGTTATACCAATATGACTGTTCGATTAGTTTATCGTAATACTTGCTAATGTCATCAGCGCAATCTACAATTTCTTGAATATCAAGCATACCATCAAAGATCTCACTTGGATTACTGTATACATTGCGAATAATATGTGTGTAACTACGACTATGAATAGTTTCACTAAATGTCCAAGTAATAATCCAATTTTCAAGTTCAGGTAAACTCACAATGTTACCGAAGCTTTCTGCAGGTGCACGACCTTGTACACTATCCAATAGAATTTGACGTTTTAAATTTGATGTAAAGATATGCTGCTCATGATCAGTTAGTGCTTTAAAGTCTTTCGAATCACGGTATACATCAACTTCTTCTGGTCTCCAAAAGAAACCAAGTTGTTGATCTGTAAATTTATCAAAGCTAGGATACTTCATAGTGTCGTAACGTTGAATAGTCGGACCGCCAGTAGGGTCCAGGAACGCTGTTACTTTAGTGTGATCTACTTTATTGTTAACGTCAAAAACGTTCATGTATGTATGTTCCTTTTTAAATTACGCAACTTTCGCAATAGTCGTCGTATTCTGCTTGTGTTTCGAAATCGTCAATTGTCTTGTCGTTAGTATTAGAGTTTAACATGCCCTGTTGCATCTTGTCAACATCTACTTCGCCTGCGCCATCAAATGTATTGAAGTAGTACAATTGTTTACCGCCATATTTATAAAACATAACCAGATGTTGTAGCATAACACTCATTGGAATTTTTTCATCATCAAAAAACTGTGGGTTATAACTTGTGTTAACACTGATACCTTGGTCGATCCATTTTTGCAAAACAGCCATAATTTTTAAATAACCTTCCGGCGACTGTTGATCCCATAGTAGTTCGTACTTGTTTTTTAAGCGTCGATACTCTGGAACAACTTGTTTAAGAATACCATCTTTGCTTTGTTTAATACTAATAAGACTACGTGGTGGCTCGATGCCATTGGTAGCGTTAGCAATTTGCGCACTAGTTTCACTTGGCATAAGTGCCATTGTGGTAGCATTGCGAATGCCTGTCATTGCCAGTTGTTTGCGTAGTCCTTTCCAGTCCATGCGCTCTTTATGTTTTACTAGCTCATCAACTTCTATTTTGCGTGTGTCGCATGGTACAATACCTTGTCCATACTTTGTTTCGTCGCTGAGTCTACAAGCACCTTTTTCGGCTGCTAAATCGGCACTAGCTTGTATTAAATAATAACTCCATGCTTCGGCAAACTCATCTACTTTGTTGAGCGAATTATCACTGGTATAGTTTAAATCATTTTTAGCTAGCCAATAGGCAAAGTTGATAATACCTACACCAAGCGGGCGGAAGTCTTCAGTACTTTCTTTGGCAGCAAGAACTGGGTAGTTTTGGTAGCTCAGTAGTGCATCAAGTCCTCGAATTGCTAGTCTGCACGGACGTTCAAAGTCTGCTGGTGTTTTGATGTTTCCCCAGTTAACGGCACTAAGCGTACATAGTGCAATGCGCCCATCTGGATCATTAAAATCATTTAATGGTTTTGTTGGTAGATCAATTTCTGCACACAAACCCCTTTGGCGAATTGGATGTAGGCTTTGATCAAAACTACTATGTGTGTTAGCATGATCTACGTTTTGAAGATAGATGCGTCCTGTTTCTTTGCGCTCAGTCATAAACGAACTAAACAGTTCTTTTGCTGAAATTGTTTTCTTTCTAATGCGAGTATTTCGTTCGGCACGTTCATATAGTTCTTTAAACAAGTCCTGGTCTGCAAAGAAAGCTTCGTATAAGCCCGGAACATCATTAGGCGAAAATAATGTAATATTGCCGCCAGTTAGTAGACGTTCATACATTAGTTTATTAAACTGTACACCATAATCTAATTGACGAATACGTGTTTCGTTAGTGCCTTTATTGTTTTTAAGTACTAGCAAATCTTCAACTTCTAAATGCCATGCTGGATAATACAACGTAGCTGCGCCTCCGCGGACCCCACCTTGGCTACAACTTTTTACAGCACTTTGGAAAAGTCTATAAAAAGGAATCACACCAGTATGTGCTGTATCACCATTTCGAATAGGTGAATTAATGGCACGAATACTGCCTGCGCCGATTCCAATACCGGCTTTTTGGCTTACATACTTTACAACGCTACTAACAGTGGCATTGATACTATCAAGACTATCATCAGCTTCAATAAGAACACACGAAGAAAATTGTCGCTGTGGAGTACGTACACCTGCCATAACAGGAGTAGGCAAACTAATATCGTGAAGACTGATAGCATCATAATATTCCTTTACGATTTGTAAACGAGTTTCAACTGGTTCGTTGTGGAACAGTGTAGCTGCAATTAAAATATAACACATCTGTGGTGTTTCGTATACTTGCTTTGTGACACGGTTTTGTACCAAATACTTGCCACGCATTTGTTCCATTGCAACATAAGTAAGAGTTTCGTCACGATCATGTTTAATAAAACTGTCAATACGATTCCATTCTTCGTCTGTGTAGTAGTTAATGAGTTCAGGATCATAGTAGCCAAGATTGATATTTTGCTGTACTAGTTCTTTAACATGTATTGGGACAAATTGATTATATACTTGCTTACGCAAATGATAGTTGATTAATCTGCCTGCTACATATTGGTAATTTGGAGTTTCTTCAGTAATAAGCTCAGCTGCAGCACGAATTAAAGTTTCTTGAATTTCACTACTGGTAATATTATTGTAAAACTGAATTTGACTTTTAATTTCAACTTCGCTCGGACTAACTCCAGTAACACCTTCAGTTGCTTCAAAAACTACCTTGTGTAGCTTTTCGATATTAAGCTCTTCGCGAGATCCATCTCGCTTAGTGACTAGAATTTTACTCATTGAATGTTTCCTTGCTTATACTTTATTGTTGTGTTTAGTTTACTTAAATTTACTACATAGATCAATATTTAAATATTCAAATCTTAAATTTTTTTGACTTATGCTAAGTTGTGAGTTATTTACAACTTTGCCGTGATTGTAATTAAGCACATATTTCCCTTGGTTTATCAATGATAAATTAAGCCAACCTTCGGGTACTTTGTAAACTTGTAATCTTAAATCTGTTATTTTTGGGTGGTCTAGTAATGCTAGACTATAATACATACCTAAAGCAATACTTAAATCACAGTACAAATTATCAGTGATTAATTGCCATGGGTTCGGCCAGTTAGATATCTGATCAGGTGCAAGATAATGCATCACGACAGGAACCTTAGACCAGTCCTTGGCTATTATCCCTACTACTTCGTCTAAGGAATTTTTTTCTAATTCATCACGCCATAACCGCCATGAAAGAATACGATCATCCGGCGATTCATCAAACCACATATTAAGTTAAACGCTCAATTCTATATTTAAATGTTACATTATCGCCAGAGGAAGTTGTGACATAATTTAGTGTTGTTACACCAGCTGCAACAGTTGCACTAAATGTTAGTCCAATATCTGTTCCATCGTCGCTAAATTCATCGGTTACAGTACTACCTTCACTACTAGCTGTTATCCGCATTGTACCTTGTCTTACATTACTGCCTCTAGATGCTGTATAATAAATTAAATTTGCTTTTTCATCAGTTGCACTAAATGTAATCGTGCTACTAGCTGCAACAGAAGTATTATCATTAAGTGTAACTACTTTACCGGATTCAGTTTTATGATAGCCGTAGTGTACACCATCGGCACTGTTTATAGCATATACTGACTTACCATTAAGATTAATTCTTGGATTAGTTGCATCATCCGAATCAGTTCTATCAAAAATATCATTTATACTGGCGTTTCCATCTCCATCAAAAATAATAGTATCAGCAATAGGATTTCCTGCGCCGTTTAACCCATTTCCAACATCGGCAAAATAATTATAAGCACTAACAACACCCGAGATATCGTAAACATGAATGCCTGTATCATAAATGTTGTCAAAAAACCCATTGGTAATTTTTAAACCCTTGGGCCCAGTACCAGTAGCAGTTTCGCCTAATTTTACACCTTTAAATACAGTATGAAAGTAACAACCATTAAACAGTACACCTTGCATTTCATCGTCGGCAACAATACCAAATACATTATTGGATATGTCGCACTGCTCAAAAACAATGTTCTTGGTATTGTTCACAGCGGTACTTGAAATTGTTATAGTTGTTTCGCTACTACCTACTGCACTAGGCGCAGTAGTTTTTGAACCAGATAATCCTAATCGACGAAACACACAGTTCTGGCTATTGGCAATATCTAATACTGTACCTGCTGTTGTATTTTGAAAACTAATATCATTAATTTCAATAAAAAAAGGAATGGTAGCGCCGTCGCCGCCGATATTAGCTCCAATTTGTTGTTTACTGTCTGCAAGTGCAACTCCGGGAGTTACACTAGTTTGTTTAATGATGCTTGAATTTTTTCCTTCGCCATATACTTTTGCATATGAAGGAATTTTAATAGTATCAGTAACCAAGTATGTACCAGCTGGAAAAAACAAACTTCTACGCACTTCGGGATTACTGTTTCTAACAAATAGTTCATAAAATGCTCTATTAATAGCATCTGTGTCGTCGGCATCACCGTCGCCTACTGCACCAAAATCTTTAACACTAGCAAAGTCATCAAGCTTACGTTGTAGTGTTCGTACAGTGGGATTACTTGCACTTGTGCCAGTCACTGCAGTATATCCTGCAGCTTTGCCTTTGTATTGATAGCCACTACTAATATCTAGTATATCACTGTGCTGTGTTAGCACTTCGGTATTACCAATTTCTGGTGCACCTTCGCTGATAGGACCGTTGCCAATAAACAGCTTTCTAGTATTAATTTCCCAACCTAACTCTGCAGTTGACAATTGTAGTGTATCAGGATTACTAGGTCCATTGTCACTTAAACCATAACGATGTTGAATTTTGCTAATGCTAACGATAGGCATTATAATGTCCTTTTAAACTTATATAAGGTATTTATCAGCTAAACTTCGAATAATATTCTTCGCATCGTTTCCACCATTCTTGTGCCCAATCATCAAATTCGTCGGGCCAAATATCAAATTGTTGATACGTTAAATCTCGACTGCACATAAACACATGTCCTTCGCGAATGTTAGTACCGTGTACTTCGTTGTGTGCAATCGCATATGCTGTTAACTGTAAGAAGTAGTCATATACCCATTCTTCTTTTTTGGGTTTGTTTGACTGTTTAAAATCCATAATGCATGGATTTCCTTTGTACTGTCCTACTAAGTCTGTAGTGCCAGCATAAATGCCTGGAACGTAAAGTGGAACTTCACTACCCCATATCTCATCTACGTGCACCATTGCTTGGTCACGTATTACACAAGCCATGTTGTATGCTTGTTGTGCATAAGGGTTACTACCAGCTTTTTCCGTCCACACACCATTGTCGACATAGTCTTCAAGATACTTGTGCATGCGTGTACCTACACCGCTAGCTTCAGTTACAATCTCTTGTGCTTTCTTTTCACCTACACGCTTCTTCCAAGCAATAAGATGACTCATATCTTTTGTTGCACTAAGGATAGTAGTTACACTTGCCACAGGATTGCCGCCGGGCGCTGCATATTTTCGCTTCCCGCCGACTTCAACACGTTTTATATCTTCATATTTGTATTTAGGTTTGATTAATGTCATACTATAATTATAGCATACATGCTATAATCTAGCAACCTTAATCTCTACGTTTTGTAGCACGTTTCGCCATTTTTTTAACAGTGTCTTGATTACCTGGCTCAATCTCGTCATTGTCTTTGTCAATTGTAGCATCGGTGTTTATAGTTACAATTTCCTGGTTGTAATCGGCAATAAGATTATCGATTGTTTCGTCGTCTTTAACAAGAGCATCTAGCTCATCGTAAGTAATACTATGCCCAAGATTTTGCATTAATTTGTCCAGACTGTTAATGCTGATTTTTGCCCCAACACCTCTGTTATTTGCTTTGGCTTTTAACATGTTAAGAAGGGTCTCAAGAGAGCCCTTCTTTTCTGTTTCACTTTGTGATTCAATTTCACTTAAACGCATTAGTCTCTCTTAGCACGGCCTAGTGGCTCGTCGCCACCTATTGCTGCATCACTTGACTCAAAATCATCTAGGTCAACTTCGTCATCGTCGTCTAGATTTGACTCTGCATCAGGCTCTGCTGTTTTAATGTCGCCCATTGTTGTTGGCTCTCCGCCACTTAACTGGGCTACACTATTTGCCATTGCTTCTCTCGAACTACGGCAAGCTTCTAATAGACTGTTTAGTGTTTCACTAGAACTAGAATTAAATGAAGCTGCTGCATCAGCACCAGCACTACGGCGTAAGCTGTCTGTTAACGGTGGTAGTTCTTCGTTGAGCATTTCGCCTACATCTTCTAGCATGCCCTGGATACGATCAACCATGTCCTGTGCTGCCATTAATGCTTCTGCTTCGCCAACTTCGTCTTCCATCATTGGTGTTGCTTCGCTAACATTGTGATGGCCAATAGCATCGTAGTGTGCTACTGTTAACTCGTTGCACATACTTTCAAAAACTTCAGCCATGGATTTAGCATTAAACTTGCCGCCTTGCGCTAAAATTGTTCTATGCAATGTACCTTCAGCTTGGAAACGATTACTAAGACCCTGGATTTCTTCTAGTGTTTTGGCTATTACACGATCAATCATTTTTGCTGCATCTGCTTCAAGTACTAAACGACTTGTATCTAATTCCAATACTTCTTCAGCTTCGTTTACTGATTCGTAGTATTCGTCTGCCATTTCTTTACCGTACTTTTTAGCAAATTCTTCTTTGGTCATGTTTTCTGAATCATCTATTAGTTGATCACTCATGCGACCTTCTGTTACTGCGTTACAGTTACAGCCTTTGCAGTTTGGTCCGCAAGTGCAATCTTCTGCTTTTACATCACTACCGCAGCAATCGTTTGAGCAATGTGTATCGGTTGCTTCAGACAAATAACTTTCAAGAACTTGCTTGGCTAGTACCATACCGTTGTATGCAGCATTTTTTTCACTTTCGTGTAATTTACTAGTAGTTTTAACTTGTGCTATTTTACTATCAACTGTTTCGAGCATTGCACTTGCTTGCGCCAAAGTTAACTTTGAAAGATTACTAAAACTCCAACCAACACGCTCTTGCATACTATCGTTTAGTGCTTTAGTATCAACTTTGTTCATCTCGCCTAATCTCATGACCTAATCCTTATTATAAGAGTATTTATCCAACTTGAATACTTTTTAAAAGTTTGTTTGTTTTAGATTCCAATGAAGAGATTTCGTATTCAATTCGACTTAACCGACAACAAAATATATCCTGTTTAGCTGCATCATTTCGTTTTTGGGCAATTCTCAGATGATAATTATAGCTGTGTTTTTTTTCCAAGAATCTAGCATACTGATCGTTGTCTTCTTTAAATTTGTGTGCCTGCAGATGTTTGTGTTGATACAAACATAAAGCATATCCAACACCCCAATTGCGTCGAGAAAACTCACATAGCTTTTGCCGACTTTTCCATACTTCGTAAATTTTACCATTTGTAATTACACGATAAGGTCCAACAGTAACACAATTAGGTCGATTGTTAAGTATTGGTGTTTTTAAATGTGCAATTTCTTTATTAAAAAAATTGCTAATCCTTTGGTAAGATTGTTCTTCTGTGTATTTGTATTGAAGCATGATTACCTTTCTTAGACTTAATTACCAAACCTTTTGATAGTAACTTATTTATAGCATACTTAACATCAGAATTCAATTTATTATACGATAAATTTCCTGACTTTTCTAAATATCTAAGAATTTTGAGCTCTAAGGTGTTAACCGTAATATTAACCCCGGGAGCTAATTGTACTTTATACATCTAATCAAAGTACTACGTTATTAAATACCATAATACACCACCTAAAGTTCCTACTAGTGTAAGTATCAAAGTTCCGCTTATTTTAATTATTGACCGTAATGCTGTGTTTTCTTTTTCTGCCAAAGATTTGGCAATGTCTGATATCATAGCTTCGAGAGTATCAAGACGTAAATTTACTGCGGCTTGTCCAGCCTGTACATTTCCTAGTTCTATTTTCAGTTGCTCATACCTTTCGGCGCACAGATCAACGTGCGCTTCTAAATTATGCTTTTCATATTCAGTCGTAGACATTATGACTCCTGGTATTGTAAAGTTTGTTAAGTTAGTTGCCATAATGCTAGTCGTTTATATTTGTTGCCTTGAGCTCGGATTTAGTTGCGTCCGAATCACAACAATATTTATTATTTTATCTTTTATTATAACATACCATTTTATTCTATAAAGATATTTTTCAGCTGACCATAACTTAAAAAATACGGAGGGTATTGCGGCACAGTTTCAGATAAAGCAGGCACAATAGGTACCATGTGTAAATCATTGTATAGTGCTTCATGGCTTTCTCCAAAAGTCATTTGTCTATCGCAGTAAAATTGTAATTTCCAAACTGTAATATAGTCTGGCAAATTTGGATCAGGAAAAAAAAGCTTTTGGTGTGTATGTGCTGTAGGTGCGTTATATATTTGGTATGATATTACTTTTGTTTTATGCAAATTTGCTCGCAAACTTATTACTTGGCATAATGTATCACAATTGCGTTGTTGGTTGCGCCTAAGATTATAGTCAAGGTTATTATTACTTTTGCTGTTAGCATTAACTCCTGTTGGCGTAATATCTACTGTAGTATAAAGGTTATATTCATAATTCATATCAAATGCTCATAATCGTATAATTCCATATAAGGTAAACTGTTAATGTTATTTAACGGATTACATTGGGCAAACCATTTTCCTAGTTTAACACATTCGTTTGCATCGTTACAAAGAATAATATCAATTGCATCATACCCCAAATGTACTGCAGATTGATATCGGTTACTACCCATTTTAATAGCCCATATAAACCCATCACTAGCAATACGAGGATCTATATATGTACATCGAGACGATCTATGTTTAACCCAAGTGTTATTCCACCAATCTGGGTCTGCTTTATATACTAAAAGTGGATACCAAAGACCATCTTCTTTTATTCGTGGCAAGTCTCTTGTAAGGTATCTATTGTCTCGATGTAGATCCATTGGCGTAAGTTTGTTTAACCTGACGCTGTTTATTCTATCATCATTCCATTTACAGTGTAATGTTTTCATGTTATTAATATTAAAAAAGGCTACTATAGAGTATATAGCAGCCTTTTTAATGTGGTTATATTTTATTAGCTAGTTGCTAATTTTAACCCTGTGTCAGTTACTGTTGACCCAGATACATCAACATCATTTACACCAACTGTAGCGCCTAGTGCACGAATTGCTGTTTGCATTGTTGCTGCAGTCCAGCCGCCTCCTGCGCCTTCTAGCATAAGGCTAATCTGACCAGATGTGTCGTTTTCAATTTGCATAAAAGTAATTGTTGATTTTGTTAGTAATTCAAACAAAATTGCTTCGATACTTTCGCCTGCTTGGCCTTCTGTACGAATATCCTGTGCTGTTCCCGAACCGTTTGCAACGATAATTGTATATAGCTCTGCATAGCTACCATTAAAGCTAACAAGTTCGCCAACGGCTGTGTTTTGATTAACCCCACTTAGCACATCACCGTTCACACGAGTTATTTCTGCCATTTTTTTCTCCAATTAAATTGCGTTATTTACGCATAATAATATTTATCATAGTCATAGAAAAAGAACGGCTATAATAACCGTTCTTTTTCCTACATTTATGCTTAATTTACTGGCTAAATGTTAGTGTAGTTGCACTAGTAACACCGGTTGCACCATAGTTAGTACCGTCGGTGATGCCTGCACCCTGAAGTAGAAGTGTTACTACGTTAGTAGCAACGATAGTTCCAGCAACAGTGTTGCCTTCAGTTTCTGCTTTTTGGATTGCTGCCTTCATTTCAGTTTGTGAACCCCTGGATTTGCTCATTGTAACAACACGAGTAGTTGGACCTACGCCATTGCTGCTAGTTACTGAAGCGTTCGAGTTTGTTAGTTCTGCCATTTGTTCATCCTTTTGACTATTAGTATGTGTTTATTTATCACCAATTAGCAACTTTCTTGCCTACATAATACCCACCTGCGCCGGCGGCCGCCAATTTTGCCCATAATGGAATGCCGCCGGTTTTGGTAGTTTCGGCACCTGCTTTTTTTGCAACACGTGCAAATGGTGCATAGAAGTCGACTTGTTTAAGGTCTCGACTTAAACCTCTGTGCACTCTAGCTATTGCTTGTGCACGTTCGTTGCCCAAGGATCTGTCCCAATCGGCAACTACCCGTCTAGCATTGATCAACCCTGGGCTCTTAACTCCCAACTGTCTTTGCAATGCTAGAAAGAATCTTCTATCATAACTGGCATCAAGTTTGCCTTGTGAAATACTTTTTAACCAAGATTTAAGTTGCAAACTTGGTACAGATACTGTACGATCTTTTGTTAGTCTATCTGAGTACCGATCTGGACTAAGTAAAATCTGAGCCATATTATTAAAATCACTTCCGCTACTTCTCCAGCCTGTTAATCCTCCAGCTAATGTGCGGTTTGCATATTCTTTGGCAGCCTTAGGATTCTCGTATTTCATAATTTGCAATGCTAGTGCACTGTTAAAAAAATTATCTGCTATATTTCCTATACCTACGTCTGGTAAATTAGTCGGGTTTCTAAATACTCTAGCTTCGCCTAAATCTTTAATAAATGTATAACTCATGCTTGGGCTCCTTTAGTTGCCCGTCTTGCTACTAGTGCTTTAGTCATTATGTCTAGTATACTACGATCCGTTAATTTAGCGGTTCCAATTTGTCGTTTGAGTTCATTATCTAATTTAACTTTATTATTTGAACTTAAAAATGCATATAGAGTTTTTCTATATACTTGCTCGTCGGTCATATCTTTGCCAGATTTTTGTAATTTTTTAACGTTGTCATACCATTTTTTTCGATTTTGTTTAGCAATAATTGTATCTTCTGGTCGCAATTTAGCAACCTGGTTTTTAAACCAGTTTGAGCTTTTTTGTTTAACTGCTAGTGTTTGGCTTACACCCGGAGGAGCTTCATTTATTACATCTGCAATTTTCATTGTATGTGTTTCCTCACACTTCGACTAAACTTTCTACCGTCTTTGCCGCGGATGCTGTTAATTAGTTTTCTCTCTAAGTCCTCTGCAGTAGTAGAATCAAAGTTTTCGTGTATCATGTTTATAACATTAATAGCACTACTAATTGCATGATTGGCACGACTTTCAATAACTGTTGCACGATCCTGCTGAGGGACCATGTTGCTTATTTCTTCAAGGATACTGCGAGTTTGCTTTTTCATATGTATATTTAGCTACGTTTGACAAGTAATTAATTTATGCCAGCCCATAACTTTTTCTAACGCTTTAAACATGTCTACTGGCATACCCGCAACTAGCATCACAAACAATTAATCTTCCATCATCGAATGTTTTTTTATTCCAGCAACCGGGTATTAAATTAAACCATTCTATACAGTCTGCTAAACCATGTTCTATTGCATTATTAT